AAGTGTGTAATAGCTGATATTTTATTACCTGTGTATGTTACTTGAAAACTTGCTTCTCCTAATAGTTTTAAATCTTGGCAAACTTTTCTTAAGCAATCATTTTTAATTAAACTTTTCATTTGTGCATACTGTTCTGGTTTTTTATTAGAATCAGTAGCATCTAAACCTTTGCCATATATTTGATTAACAACGCCATTTATTACCGCTTGGTTAGTAGTGCTATCCATATAGCAATCTATCAAGTTTTGATAATAATCATTGTTATCTCCTATTGAAACATAATTTCTATTACGTTCTTCTGTAATAGTAGGCCTTTCATATTGATTAAGTTGTATTAAGTGTAGATTATCCATAATATACAAAGTTGTTATCTCCTGTACTTTGTTCTATATAAACACCATTTGAAATTTCATAATCTGAAAGTGTTTGGTCAGAACAGTACATTTTATCTTTAAAAATTATTGCGTTATCTGTTGTATTGGTGATTGTAATAGTATAGTAATTATTTTCAATTAATGCTTGTGTAGTTGAATATTGATAATAGTAATCCAGTTCAGAAAATGTTGCATTATTATCTGTTGCTATAACTTTATTTTGAGCTTCTGATTTTATCACTAATTTATAAGTTTTACTACCAGTTATTGTTTCTCTTGGTATAAAGTTAATAATTCGTGTGCCACTTGTAGTTAATATTTGCATATTTTTTTAATAAAAAAGGGGTGGCTAATCACTTCCACCCCTCAATCAAACTATATATTATGAATCACACAATTATATTAATCGCGTCTTTTTTAACTATTTGTACCTACAGTAACTGTTACAGTTGCAGAACTCATTCCAGCAAGAGGGTCAGCAGAAGTACCACCAGCAATAAAGTTAGCTGGTTCTAATTCTTGTCCAGTTAATGTTAGTGAGTAACCGCTTAAATCCCCGAAAGCTGTTCCTGTAGCTATACTACCGCCGGTCACTTCCATTCCATGTTCTAATCCACATAAAAAGAAGTTTCCGTTTCTATCTTCTACACAAACGTGTGGTCTTCCGTAAGCCATCAGTTTCAGTTCCTTATTATCTTCTTTAGATAATTTAGGTAGTGTTAAAGTTAATGTTTCTTCAAAGAATGTTGTTCCATTCTCTCTACTTGAGGTAATAGCAGTTTCTAAACTATTAGTACCTTTTAAATCGTATTGTAGCAGAGTTATCGTACCTGTCATATCTGTAATTTCATCAGCAGTTTTTGTTACAGTTCCAAGCTCTCCAAAATCGCAGAACCAAGCTCTAACAATACCGCCAATTACATCTTTACAAGGTACTTTTCTACCAGCCGTTAAATCACATGCCATTTGTTATTGTTTTAAATTAAGGGAGCATTTCAGCCCCCTTGTTATTAATTAATTATTAGGCGTGGTATAAAACTATATCAGAACCTATTCCGTAGTTAACTGCGCTTGTGTATCTCATTATTACTCTAACATTCTGCGAACCATCAAGGTCTGACATATCCAGAACCTTTACTTCTTGTGAGTCCGAAAGTAAACCAGTACCAAAATATAAGTTACTCTTTTGAGCAGCCATTGCAGTATCATCAGCTAAACCATTAGCAACGAAGATTTTCACACCATCAAAAGATAGTTGTCCACCAGCGTTATACCATTGTGTTCCCTGTGCGTTAACACCATTTGAACCAATAGAAGTAGCAAAACCACCTAAAGCTCTTACATAAGCTCTTGCAATGTTTTGTGATACGTAAATGTGTAAATCTTCTTTATTGTAAAGTGCAGAAGGTACTGCATCTACAATAGAACCTAATTTATCAATTACGTTAGCAGCAGTTACAGCAGCGTGAGATGCAACGTCAATTACATCACTATCAGCTAAAGCTAAAGTTACTAAACCATCAAATTCACCAGCATTAGCGTTAACACCTTCCCAAATGTTTTGCTCAGTTTTTTCAGCTACCAAACCAGCAACGTGGCCAATAATGAAATCAGAAAATTTAGGTGGCATTTTATCAAATGCAGAATATCCCATTTGAGCCGCTTCCCAATCGTCAACAAAATCTTGCTTACAGAATTGTAAGTTTACTTGAAACTCCTCTGGTTGTAATAATCTTTCAGTTAATGTTACTGTAGCAGTTGCATCAAAATCGCAAGAAGCGTTTTTAATTACATTTGCATCAGTAGCTACTTTTTTCATAGTAGATTTATACTTGATATTAGGCATTACTTCTATACCGCCTTTATCAATTGTGTTAGCACTTAAAAGAGCAGCAGAAATATATTTTCCTGCAAATTCTCCAGCGTAAGTACTTGATATACTTGTTGTTGTCGCCATTTTATTTTATATTAATTATTGTTAAAAATTTTATCAAAAACCCTGTCTTTAGTTGTTTGTGTTCTATTGCTTGCAATATGAAAATTCACTTTATTATCAACCTCAGCTTCAGGATTATGTTTTACAGGTTCAGGAGCAACAGCAGAAAGTTCTTCTTTTTCTTCTTTAACTTCTTCTATTACTTCTTCCTTCATTTCTTCTTTGTCTTTGTAACCCATTTTTTCAATCATACCTTTGATTTCTTCAACAGCAGATTTAAATTCTTCTTTGGTTACATATTCCAATTCTTCTTTTTCTTCTTCCTCTAATTCAGTTTCTACTTCTTCATTAGATTCTTCAGATAATTCTTCTTCAACCGCTTCTTCAGCAGCTTCTTTAATACTGTCAATTAAACCTTCTTCAGATACAACTAAAACTTTGCCTTCTTCTAATTTATATTCACCAATTGGTAAAGCAATTTGCTCATCTTCGGTTTTAATAAATATAGATTCTCCAGCTTCAAACTTTTCTGCAACTAATACAGTTCCGTTTTCTAATGTAATTTCAGCCATTTCTATTTTTTCTTCAGAAAGTTCAACTTTTTCACCAACAATATTTTTTATTTTGTTTAGTATTTCGTTTGCTTTCATAATTTGAGTATATATCTATAAACGTTTGAAAACGTTAACTGTTATATTTTTTTACAACTTTATTTTATACTTTACCTATTCCTTGTGCTTGTAAGCTGCCATCACAGCATTTATTACTGTATCTTTTGCCATCAGGACATAAGCAACCACGCTTTGTATTTTTAGGTGATGTATTACTTGGTGTTTTAAATTTTTTACTTTTCATATTATTTCTTTTTAGGTGATTTAGGATGTTTACTTGGTAATAAATCATAATCAGTTGTATATCCTGCATTTTGAGGTCTTCCATTTTTAACTAAATACAAAAATGCATTTACTCTTGCATGTGCCCATTGTTTTGCGTTTGTTACTTTTGGTGAATGTGATTTAACAAAAGCACCTAATCCTCTTTGAAATACTGATTTTAATTGTCCTATTGTTACTCCGTAGCCAAGTTTCTTTTTATATCTTTCGTTAAAATCGTTAGCTTTTTTTTGTAATGACACTTCATCTTGTTTACTTACTTTTGCGCCTCTACTTGTAGAAGCATCTCCTTTAGCAGTTCCTTTCCCTTTTGGATTTGGATTTGGTGTATCACCTTTAGGTGCTTTAGGACTTTTTTTAATACCACCTTTTGGTCCAATCTCTGCTAAAGAATGCTTTTCGCAAGGCATATACCATTTCTTATCTTTAAACTCGTGTATGTGAAAACCCTCACAACCTATATTTTTAGCCATCTGCTCAGCTTTTTCTTGTGTGCTGTATGCTAACCTATCATCTATAATTGCAAAGTTGTTATCAACTACAAGTGAAGAAAGTTTAATTTCACCTAATTCTTTTAACTTACTTTCACTCCATCTAAGACCAGCTTTACCACCCCACAATAAATAACTAATTGTACCACACGCTTTTGTATCTCCTTCATCATAATACTCTTGCGCTCTACTTAAATATGAGTACATTCTTTTTAAAGTTTGTAAACTTATGTTTTCTTTTTGTGCTAATTGCTGAGCTCTTATTTTACCCACCTGCGTGGCGCAACGATTATTTACTTTTTCATTTAGTTCTATACCTCTTTTAGCATTATTGCTAACCGCTTTTGGATAATCATTATAAGTTTCTAATTCTATCTTCTTACCAGATTTAGTTCTTTTATCTTTTTTAATTAGTGCCTTAATATTACTGAGCATATATTCTGCCTCTTCTTCTTCAATAGCTGCCATTTCTGCTTTAGTATCTGGTTTTTTAATTTGTGCTTTATCAGCAAAATAACCCTCAATACTAAAACCCTTTACTTTACCAGTTTTTACATAATCATTCCAAATTTCATCATTCTCTACTTTCATACTAATCATCCAAGTACCCTCAGGCATTTCTAAACCATACTTTGCAGATTTATCCATTTTAGTATCTTCTACTATCCAGCTTTCCACAACAGTTAAACCGTTAACACTCATTTGATGTTCTAAAGTTGCATTATTTTGATTACTGTTTTGGAAGAATAATTCACTTGCTCTTCTTACTGTATCTTTAGAAAAATACACATAAAACATTGTATCATTTCTCTTTCTAAATATTGGCTTATTTGGTATAAGCGCCGCACCAAGAAGCAGTTTTTTCTCTTCATCTATTTTTGCAAGTTGTATTTCATCACTTGCTAATGCTATAAAGTCAGATTCAATAGCTGGATTCTCTACGATGCTAACCGCATCTATTCCAACCATTTCTTCGTTTTCTTCATCTAATATTAATTCTATTATATCCATTGTATTTTATTTTAAAAAGTTGCTTGTGTAATTGTATTGTTCTGTAGTTGTTGTGCTGTTGTTACATCTCCAGCTACTACAAATGCTTGTGTTGGTGGTTGATTTGTAAGAGCCATTGCCACTTGATTTGCTTGACTTTGTCCTACTACATTAAAACTTGGTGGTTGTGTCGCAGCATTTAAACTACCACCACCAGTTGTATCATTTACACTTGGTTTAGCACCTCCACCACTTGGTTGAAATTTTGTTGCAGATATTGTTGCTATTTGAGCAGCGCCAGCTAAAGCCATTGCGGCAGCGGCAGCGTAGTTTGTAAAAGTTAAAGTTTTTACTGGATGTGATAATTCATTTATTATACCTTGCGCTGTTGATATTGTTGCCTGAGCAATACCAATAGCTTTATTTATTTTAAATGCTTTCTTCGCCCTTTTTTCATCTCCTTTAGCAAAAGCATCAGCAATTTGACCAATAGAAGTTAAAGCACTTGAAGCAAAATCAAATTTTGCATTGTTAAGGGCTCTATTTCTTTCATATTCTTCTTCTTCTCTTATAACATCATCACGAGTTCTTTCGTCTTTAATTTTATTAATATTTCTTGAAATTAAATCTTCTGCGCCAGTTCTAATTTCTACCTTTTGAGCTTCCCTTGCTTTTAACTTTGGCATTTCTTCAAAGTCCATTTTTTCAATATCAAACTTTGCTAATCTTAAATTTTGCAGTTCTTTAATTTCAGCTTGTATTGCTTTCACTTTATCATTTCTTGCAGCTAATTCTTTTCTTGTTGTTGCTTCTACATCTAATATTGCTTTTAGTTCTGCTTCTTTTAACTTTATTAAATCTCTAGTTGCTTTTTCTTCTTCTTTTAAACCATTAATATTAGCATCTGTTTTAGCTTTGTTACTTTCTTCTAATTCTCTGTCAATTCTTTCTTGTTCTTCTTGTTTTAACCTATTTAAAGTTCTTTCAAAAAGGTTTCCTTCTTCTGCTCGTTTCTTGCTTATATCAGCCCAGTATTTAGCATCTTCATTTGCTTTTGCTAATGCTTGGTTTAATGCTTCTCTTTCTTTTGCAAGTTTTTCTTTATCAATTGCTTTGCCTATAAACGGTATGTCAGCAATAGTTTCTTTAAAACTTAAAAAAGAATTTTGTATACCTCTTAAAGTATTTTTAATTCCTGTTTTAAGAACTGCTAAAGAAATGCCAGCAGTTTCTCTTATTTCTTTAAAAAACGCTCCTGTTGCTTTACTAACAAAAGTTAAAGTATTTACAATTCCTGTTAATGCTTGAACAAACCCTCTTGCTATTTTGCTAAATATACCTTCACCATCTTCAACAGATAATAAGAACCCTTCCCAAGCTGAACCAAGTTTTGTAGTGTCCCCATCTAAATTGTCTAATCGAGTTTCAGCAATACCAGCAGCAGCGCCTAAACCTTCAAAAGCATCAGTTGCCCCATTTAATTCAGTTAACAATTTTGCAGTTGATTCTGCATTTTCTGCTAAGGTTATAGCAACACCAGCACCTCTTTTATCAAACAAATCAAGAGCAACAACATTTTTATCAGTCGCATTATTAATTTTAGTAAATGCTTCTTCCATTGTTATACCTTCTTCAGCTAATGTTAAAAAGATATTTCTTAATGCTGTTCCTGATGTTGAAGCATCAAAACCAGCGTTTGATAAAGTTCCAAGCATTGCAGTTGTTTCAGATAATGAAACATTTGCTGTTTTTGCAATAGGGGCAACAGTAGTTAAAGCAGTATTTAATTTATTAAAATCTAATGCAGAAGATGCGGTTGATTGAGCTAATATGTCAATAACTTCTTTAGAATCAGTTGCTTCAAGTCCAAACGCTCTTAAAGTAGAACCAGTAAAAGCAGCAGCTTCTCCTAAACTAATACCCATTGATGAAGCTAAATTTAAAGTAGCTTCACTCATATCTAATATATCTGCTGTAGGAAAACCTAATTTTGCTAATTCTGTTTGTAGTGATGCCACTTCCATAGCAGTGAACTCTGTAGAACTTCCTAATTCTTTTGCGCTACTTGCTAAAGCATTCATTTCTTTTTCAGTTGCACCTGTAACCGCTTTTAATCCAGACATTGCTTTGCTAAACTCTGCGCCCTTTTTAGTTGCAGCAGTAAATAAGCCAGCTAACGCACCAGCAGCTACAACAAATGCTCCTATACCAGAAGATAATAATGCAACCTTTAAAGTTTTAAAACCGCCAACAATTCTTTGTATTGGAGCTGGTAAAGCACTTAAAGAATCATTTAAACCTTTTATACTTTTACTTCCTGTTTTACCAACTTCTTTAGCTGTTTTACCTAAATCTTTTACTTTTTTATTTGTTTTATTAACGCTTAAATCTGCGCTATTAGTATCAAATATAATTTTAGCTACATATTCCTTACTCATTTCTTCATTCTTAATTGATTAAACCCTTCTTTAAATGTTAGTGGTACTTTGTTAATACCTAATGCTATTCTAATATGCTCATCATATAGTTTATTCTCTTTACAAAATTCTAATGCTTCTAATATTGTTTTCACGTTGGTTCGTTTAATAGTTCAAAATTTGTTTCTCCTGATTGTAGTTTAGTTGACATCTTATTTATTGTGTAAGCTCTTGTTCCAACCACAATTAAATCATCTAATGTTAGATTCAATAATACTTTTAGTGGTAGTATTGCATTAAACTTGAATATTCTTGTTCTTTTGTTAAATACTCTTGTGATGTAATTAGTGTAATATGTTTGAAATAAACTGTTATTATTACCACCATAATCAGTAAGTGTATAAGTATTTATTTCACTACCAAAATTTAAATTATATGTAGGTGGTGTTGATGATGTACCTAATTCATTACACGCGCTTGGAATCCAATAGTTTGTTAAATCGTATTGGTCATTTGATGAATTATCTGCTAAAGCTCCATAAACTACAGGCCTTGTATTATAAACAAAATGTACTTCATCTGCTGATTGCTGATAAATTCCATAAAACAAAAGCGGTTGCCCTATACTTGGTTCTAAATTATCATCTAAAAAAGTACCAACTTGAACAGTAGACAATGCACCACTTGTTTTATCTTGTAATCTTTCAAACAACATGTGTTCAAAAGGTATTTTAATTTGATACTTTTTACTTTTAGTTGTGTCAGATAAATAATTAAGTTCTCCATATTTTTGGTTATTAGTATTAAAGAACTGTTGCGCTAAAATGCTTTTAGGTTCTGCATACTCAAAATCTACTTCACTAAATGGTACTGTTGCACCTACTGTATGTTCATCTGTTTTTACAAATGGTGTTATATCAAATGTATCTCCACCACTATAAAAGCTATCTAATGTTTTTACAACCACTTCACCATTAAAATTTAAAAATGCTGTTAGATTGTGCATATTAAATAATGCTTTTAAAAAATCTAATACTTTAATATCTGGTATTTGATTTGTTAAATTTAAATCGGAGCTTAAAGCAATAGTTGTTGAATTTGATTGATATACTGCTGTTACGTGCTGTTGCGTTGGATAATCAATAAGCCAATTTCTGTGGTCTACATTAATTAAAACACCAAAACTTATTGATAAATTAGAACGAACTCTAATACCTACCTCAATTGTTTCATTTAAATTTATATCAATACCATTGTCAATATCACCAAATTGAACGCCTATTATTTGTGTTCCGCTTACATTGTTAACCGACTTATAAACTGTACCATCTAAAACATTAACTATATCTAAACTATAAACATTACTGGTTGTTGGCGTTACTTGCGCTTGAAAATCAAAAGATTCTGGTTGATTTAAGCCGTATGATGCTGTATAATAAAAAGAATAAGTTCCTTTATTAGTATCAAAAAGAACATTAGCTGTTGAAGTAATTCCTAAAGAAAAATAGGCACATTTAATACTTGTGCTTTGACAAGTAAAAGCTTGGTCATCTACTAATTTAAAACTTTCAGAAACTACATTTCCTTTATCTCTGTGCATCCACAAATATAAATTAGTCATAGCAGCAGAATCTAAAAATTCACCTGTTTTAAAAGTTATTCCGTATTGTTGTTCAATTGCTTTAATAATAATTTTTGCAGTTATTGCTGGCTTTAAATCTTCTGGAAATACACCACGCTTTCCAAGATGTGAAGCATTCTGATGATTACTAATATTTAAACCATTGCTTTGGCTACCTGTTTCATCATAAATATAACTCTGTGAATGTGCTATTAATGGATAAATGATTGCATCATTATAAGTAACACCATCAACAGTAAAATTTAAACCATTTTCTAAACCATCTTTGACAGTTGCATTAGATGCTGTAAAATTAAAATTATTTAGCCAAGTTAAATTATTTATATTGTCATCTTTAATTAAATCAGTTAGTGTTAAAGTATCACCGAAGAATGTTACTTTATACATTGATATTACATTGTTTTTTAAAACAGCTTCTTCTAATTTTATTTTGCCAAATCTAAAATGTAAGTGGTTTAGTTCTATTCTTGCGCTACAAAATATCTGATTATCAAAACCATCAATATCAGGATTGTACCAATGTTTAAAAATTTTGTTATTTGTTTTACTTGCTGGTAAATTAAAAGTCCTTGAATAATCAGTAAATATTTTTTCTATATCTCTTGCATCTTGAATAACTTGAGTTAATTCAATTAAATCTTCTTCCATTAAATCAACCCTAACAAAATCTTGTGTAGTTGTTGTATTTCTTAACTGTGGTTGTATATATAGAATAACTTTTTGCATTATCTAATGTTGTTTACTAAAGCAAATGCTTTTTCAAAGTTCATTGTGTAATTTATTAACCTATCATTTAAACCTGTTTTTTTAGTAAATGAGCTTTCTTTTAAATTAACTGGATATATGTTATCACTCGAATCAGTAAGCCAAATATTCTCACTAACCATTAACTCCTCAAAATATGGATTCATTAATTCATTAACAAAACCAGTATTTAATAAAACACTTTCAGTAGCGTTTGCATTAAATGTTTTCTTTGCGTGTGCTGTTGTAGAATAAGTGTTAAATGTTAAAGATTCTTGGCAAGGTTGCTCTGGTTCTTCTGGTGGGTCTAATTGTACTGCTCTTGCTTCAAATATGCTTCTATTGAAACTCTCACTTCTGCTTTCTAAACTATCTACAGATTTTTTAAAGAAAAATAAATCTTGCATTGCTCCCCATCTATTTACAAATGTTATTTTGTTTACTGGATATTTACATTCTTCTGTAGGTGCTAATGTAATTGTTGATGTGCTACCACTATCATAAGTAACTAATACATTATCTAATAATGTTGTACTGGTAAATTGCGCATATTGAATTTTTTGATTTTGATTACCATTATCAGTAAATGAATCTGTTTCTCTAACACCAGTTCCAGAGCGCCATTTAATTGAAGTAACCCTTTCAACATTAACTGGTATTGTTACTGTACTTCCTAAATGATATTGAATGTAATTACTACTTATCATTACAGTTGGTTCTGTTGTGTAGTTTACACCATCCTTAAATTTATTGTAACCCTCTTGCGCTAAGTAAGTATTAGATGTTACTGAAGTATCTGGTACT